AATTAGTGATACTACTGAAGGGTCTGAAACCATCTTGAGTAACCTGCCTTGGTTCAGGCAGTTCAAGATTCAAGATGCTACGTTTCTATATCTGGATGCGAGTTCCTTTGATTATGGGCAACTACACATCCAGATATTTGTTGACGGTGTGCTATTTCGTGAAGCGTTCGTGAATGGCTACAGTCCGAAAGTAGCTATCTCGGGGACGTATCACTTTTGACGCGAGAGAACCCATATTTGTAAATCAGGAACGCCCAAGCAGCTATCTTTACAAGGTCGTCTTTATCTCCTCGCTTGGAGTAACGGACGGCCTTGTAAATGATTTCCCCAATCGCGTGGGCATCACCATCTGCCATGCTTTGAATGAACGAGTATAGTTCATTCTCCTTCCCATCTACCCCCGTCGAATTGTATCCCTTGTCCTTCGCTACACCCTCGCACTTCTCCCTTACCTGAGTTACGAACTCATTGAAGGTGTAGAGTTTCAATTCAGGCACAGCCATGTTAGTCATCCCCCTGTGCATCTTTAGTTCTTGTTCAGTCATGCTCCACCTTTTTTAGTGTAATGGGCAGGTCTGGGTGTGATTCTGTGAAACATGAACTTACAGATAACACACTCCAAGACCCGCCCGAATACTACAGCCCCACACTCAGGACATTTCCAGTTCTTGACGTTCAGGAATAGTTGTGTTTTCCTGTATGCGTCAAACGTAGGATTAGGAGCCTTTTCCTCCATGAACTGAGGTTGAGGCATCCCATAATCATTCGGTGGATTTATTAACATACTTTCTGTTCCAATCAAATGGGACTTGATTCTCCCACCTTATTCTAACCGGCCAATCTAATGCCGGTCTAATTCTTACTCCACCGTAGTAGAGTGCTTCAGTCCTAGTAGCGAAAGATACCGGAGTTGTTCATGATGTTAATCAACTCCTCCAGTTCTGGATTCTTGTCGAAGATTTCCTTTGCACGCTTGGCCTGTGCTAAATGCAGTTCTGCTTCAGCAACAGCACGAGCAAGTTTGTCCTTGATTGTGAATGCCTTGTTTTGTCCAACAGCTACCATCGGTTGTGATGCTTCGCCTTGATTGTCAAACATTGTCTGCTCCTACTTTTTGGCTGCTCTACCAGCCATGAAGATTTGTAGTTCCTGCACCTGAGTTTCTGGCATAGTGTAGAGTATCTGATTCCCTACACTACTTGTCTTAATCATCCCTGCTGCATCAAACCCCTGCATCATGTTATCGAATTCTTCTGGTGTCTCATAGTTCTGCCACATCTTTTTCATGAGCACCATTCGACTGACAGTGTGAGGTGTTCGATTCAGTAGCTCCATGATGATTAGAGTCTTGAGTATCGCAGACTGACTGATTCCCTGCTTACCCATAGTAGTCCTGCGAACATTGCCTAGCAATCGTTCACATTGGAGTATTGCTTCATTCATCGCTTCTAAACCTATTTCTAACTTAGGCTCAGTCGCGAGGGATAGAAGCATAGCAATCTTGAGAACTGACGCATCGAACCTATTCATGGTTCCAGTGTCGTCACGATTCTCCTCTAGTATCTTCATCTCACAGAATACTTCATACCAGTTGTCGAATACTATTCCAACTTCATTAAACCATATGTCTCTGTTCCCCCTCTTACCTTTCTTGACTTTCCTGTAACGATACTCGTCAGTCTTATCGTTAGACGCGAGGGGTTTGAATGGTCCATTTAGTTTGGCTACTTCTTTCAAGTAATCAGCCACAGACGTATAGTTAATCTCATCCTCTAACGGGTAGATGAGGGAATTGACTATAGGACTGGACTTCTCATAGATGATAAAAGTTCGGGCGAAGTAACCCCCTTTGATTGCTGAACGAGTAAAGAAGTCATCTGACATGGCTTCGTTAGTCGCCGTCAGCATAGTGATAGTTGGGTCTTTCAGGGTAAACGATTCCATCTTCAGTAGGCTACGCCACTCACCCTCATTGTATATACGGTCATACAAATCGGTGAGAATCTTGGTAGCTACTTTGTCCTCTACTATGCTGGAACTCAATTCGGAACTGCATATGAACGCAACTGACTTGCTCTGCACCTTCCCACCCGGTTGCGTATATCCAGTTCCTAACTCTTTCAATATTCCTTGAATTGAACCCCGGCCAGTAATGACGCGAGTATTGTTCACCGACTTAACGAGCTTCTTCGCCATGTTAACAGGCGGACCTTTTTTGAGTCCACTGTCCGCGTGGAACATGGTGTAGATGTTAGGATAGATGTTGAATATCTGTAGATTCAACCAAACATTATCCTTCACCACAGCAGAGAGGGCTGTAAGTGCTGACCATCTCCAGAAGTTCTCCGGTGACTCAAGCTCACTGTGTAGGTCAACGACTTCTTGAACCCAATTCATCTGCGCCTGTTATTCTTTGACCGTCAACTGACGATTTGACAACAGTGACTAAAGGTGTCTTGTATTTGTCGTTGCACCTAGGATTAGGTTCAGCCGACACGGTGGTCTTTCTACAGAATGGGCACCACAGTTCCCTTGGTTTTACGTTACCTAGTAAACTCATACTTCAAAACTCCTTGCTGTGAAGGCTTGAGTTACGGTTAGTGGAACCACTACAGGAATCTCCTTCGGTTCCCCAATAATCGGTATGTCCTTGAACTTACTCAAGTCTCGATAGTTCTTACCTGTCTCTAGTTCACAGGGAATCTTGAGTAGTCTACGTCTAATAGAACAGTTCGCAAAAGAGATAGGACGTTCCATCTCCTTCTTGATTATTACAGAGTAGGCTTGTAGCTTACTAATTGGAATCGAGAACAACAGAGCGTCGTGCGACTCCATGACAATTTTGATAGTAGGAATCTGGTTCCTGATTCGTATGGCCGCAGCCTTGGTGTTGTCTGACACCGTTCGCTGAGGGATGTAGGAGAATGCTTGTCTGTTGAGTTCTTCTCCCCATCGCTCAAAGAACGTGCGCTTGCCACCCATAGGCGCGTCAATGCCATAAGGTAGAGCAGCTATGAGTTGTCGATTCTTCTTGAGACAATCAACAACACCCGCTTGAAAAACGCTCTGAATCTTAGGCTGTCGAGAATGAAAGATTTTGAGCGCCGTTTCAGCCAAGCTCTCTGTGATGATGATAGGAATTTTATACTTACGTGCTTGTGTATTAACTTCAACTGAAGCTCTACGCTTACCAGCTCCAAGATGACCCGCGTGGCGTAGAGTTTTTCCACAGAAACGGATAGGATGCTCATATCCCAGCTTCTTTTTGTCATAATTAAATAGTTCCTCGTTTGGACCGAAGAACCAAACGGCAGTATGAGCATGGTAGTCAATGGTGTCCACCAGTTCTAGGGCTTCTTCATCATCTGCTAATAGCCATACAACTCTGGCCTCAGCTTGTGATGAGTCTGCCTGAAGAAATACTTCTTCTTCCTCTACTACAATTTCTTCCCTGTCAACTATCTCAATATGGCTGATATCGGGAACATACATACCACGTATGTCAGCCCCAATGTCACCATGCTTAGTCATGGTCTGGAACGCGGTGCCTAGGACTTTGTCCTTCTTTTTCCCATTCTCATCCACCACTTCCACTGTCGGTCGTATAGGAGGGTCTTGTTGACCAGTGGATGTTCGTCCCGTATCCAGACAGGGAAAATACGTAGTCCGCATCCTATCATCATAGTCTGGAAGAGCCATAAGGTAAGTCGAGATAGACTTCCTAACTCTACGTCCCTCCAGAATAAGCTCACAGATTCGACGGTGGGAAATATCTCTTTTGACCCAGTTGGATGCCGAGTTAAGCAGAGCAGTGATATCTTCTTCACCAGTAGTCGGCTTTCTTGGTAGTTTGAGATTTTCATACAGCAGGATACCAATCTGCTTGGATGAGTTAACATTAACTTCAGTCCCTGTTAATGAGAACAGTTCATAGCGAACCTTCTCGTCCCATTCGACATACTTTCTGATTAGCCTATCTCTCTCCTGTGGGTCTACCCGAAATCCCTGTCTCTCAATAGCCCAATACAAATCGGGCAACTTCATTAGGAAGTTCTCGAAGAATGGACGTTGACCTAGTTCGTCTAAATCCGCATCCATATTCTCATCGACCTCAATTGTAACACAAGCGTCTCTTGCGCAACCAAGTAGAAGGTCGTTGATTGAACCTGCATACATTCCTTCGTTCTTGTAGAAGGGTTCCTCTGTATAAATAGAGGTATTGTATGCCAATCCTTTTGGTAGCTCAGGCTGAATCGCGTGAGCTTTGAGCATAACATCACTGGCAAGCCGTCGGATAATAAATCCGAGACGCTTAATCTTATCTCTGTCATAGTTGAAGTTCTGTCCTACTATCTCATTCTCCCACAACATCTCAGACAGTATAATCCAGCACTGCACTAAGTCTGCTGTTGGGATAGTAGAGATGCCATCAGTGTTCCACAGAGGAACAGCTATACCATGATGCTTGGTGAAAGCAAGTCCAATACAGACAGGGATACAAGTTCCATTAGCTTCAATGTCTGTAGCTAATCGAATCTTACCCTTGTATCGTTGTCTGAATTCGGCTAACTGTGCGCTATTACGACAGACTTCGAGAGTGCGCGAGGGTAGCATTATGTCGGGGAACTCGGCTTGTGCCTTAGCTCTCCGCATATCAAACGCCATTATCTGGCGATTCCAATACCCCTTAAACTCTACATCTGTAGCTTGCCAAGATAGATGGGCAGGATTGTAGGTAGGAACGAACTTGACTCCCATGCCGTGCATGATGGAGCCACGATATGAGCCAATGTCTACTTTATTAGACAATGCCCATAACGCAGTCTTACCGAGCGCGAGGATGCAGTTAGGCTTGACCCCATTTATTTCAGTCTGCAACTCCTCAAGACATTTCTGCATGTCTATTTCATGTTGTTTGGCCCTTACTGGAAATGGTATCTTCTTCTTACCACTGTTCCCCGGAACCTCATACTTACAGACGTTAGTTACCCAGCAGTTCTCTTTAGAGATACCTACGTCAGATAGTAACTGACCTAGTTCTTTAGCGTCACTGAACGCACGTCCAGACATGGAGTCCTTGAACGTAGGACTCTCGCCAAGTATCATTAACTTGGCACCGAAGGGACCATGCCCCGGTATATACTTATGCTGGCGGGGCTGCTGGTCGCTCATGTTGAGCAATCTCCGCAATCTCTACCAAGCACAGGATGCAGATGATGTTATTATTCTCCAACTTACGGAGAATCGTAGCACCTGCTGGCATTACTCTATCACAGATAGAGCACTTATCATGTTCGAGTGCTACATCACGTTTAATCATGATGTCTTGTCCGCGTAAATTTCTTCTAGTTTCTTCTCCTGCTGTTCGGTCAACTGCTGTCCATTGTTGACACGAACTTCCATGTCACTAATGAACTTCATTTCCCAAACAGTTAATCTGTCGCTGGCTTCTTCTACGACATCAGTAATCCACTGTTTCAAGATTTCAGGTGATTTGGGTTTCCACATTTCGGCCATGACTGGTCCTTTGTTGGAGTATCTAGTGATATACTTGAGAGCTTCAGAACGGGAGGGAATTGCAATGAGGTCGGGGTTTACGTGTAGCACATGCGCGAGGCGAAGATTCTCTGATGCTAGTCCAATGCTAACTCCGAAGTATTCTGCTGTTCGAGTGATAGTCCACCACTTGTAGTTCTGTGTCATGGCAAGATGATAGATTTCCATTATCATGGCTTTGCCATACCACGATGTTTCGTTCTTGTATTTTTCCTCGAACGTCATCGTAGACACTATTCTTGTCCCGTAAGAAGTGGCACCCGCATCTGACGCGAGGCAATTATAGTGTTCTGTTTCTGTAGTATACTGTAGAAGTAATCGTCCCTCTCAAATAATGCCTGTATCTTCGGAATCATCCGTTCGAGTTCTACAGACACTATGTCAGAGAGCGAAACATTATTAGCAGGGACAAATATCTTCTTCTGTCCCGGCACCCACAGTAACTTATCTAAATCTAATTCATGAGCTGCAAGAGCCTCAATACCTAGTGCTGCTAGTTTGAAGAACTCTCGTCGGTTCATTTCACCACCACTTCTTCATTAACATTGAGTTACACTTCGCACATCTACCGGGTGACTCAGACTCCATGTGACACCAGATGCAGAAGTATCTAAGTATAGCCATCACCGTTCTCCAAAAAAGTTAGGACGCTGCTTCCCAGCGAGCACACTATCCCGGTAGTGTTGCACCTTATTTGTCTACCACAAAACGTGGCAACTTATTCGATGCCGTCCTAACAACCCTCACTAGTTGGTAGTAGCTACAGCAGGCTCGTCCTTCAAGATACGAATCTTGATAGCGCGCCAGCCCTTATTCTCGACCTCTACTGGTGTGAACTCCACCTTCATTCCGTTCTTCAGTTCTTGGAACTTCAGAGTGTCTTGCTTCAATGAAGTCCAGTGAAAGAAGATACGAGTGAACTTGATATCTTTTGACGAGATGAATCCCCATCCCTCATCAGATACCTTGATAATCTTCCCCTTGACACGCTTTTCTTCCGGCTTGTCCGGAGTAGTGTCAGGAACTTCCGGGGGTGTTTCCCCCTTGAAGAATTTCTCGAACGCATTCGCCATGTTGTCTCCTTGGCAGAGTTAGAAGTATTGGAGCATTAGCCAAATGCTCATTAAAGGGCTACGACTTACTTGCTGCCCACTTTGCTTTCATGGTCTTAGCGAAAGCTCTCTTACGCTTTTCAGACCACTTCTTGCCAGACTTCTTCTTGCGGACAGCTTTACGCACGATAGGAGATTCTAACATCTCCAGAACCTTCTTGAAGCCGATGTCAATCAACTTCAGTTCTTGTGCTCTAGTGAGTTTCATTCCGATTTCCTCTCGATATACTTCGGCTTCTTGAAACCAAAGTAACGAATGATTATTTCTTCCAATACCCATGATACTGACTTGTTCTCGGCTCTGGCAATCTGCCGAATACCCATCTTTATCGCGGGTGGAAGTCCATGTCCGATGCTTTCCCTACGCTCTCCTGAAAACAAGCGCGGGGCAATCGTCTTGTGCTTCTTCACTAGTTAATCTCCAGTTAGTTAAAGGCGGGGCCGGTATCATTATACGGCACTGAGTGCTAAGTTGATACCGACCCCTATTACTATATAGTCGTCGTGGCCCCATCTAGGCGATTGAAGTTCGCTGGTTACCGTTAACGGGCTGAGAGCCACGATGCTCAAACCAGCGATAGGTATTTGTCAGACTATATAGTAGGTCTGTTATTCGTCGTCGTCCTCGTCGTCGTCCACTTCCTCAATCTCGTCCTCATCAGTGGACTTGATTTCGGAATCCGGTTCCTTGTCAGCGTCGTCCTCGATGGTGCTATCCTCACTCTTGATAGCATCATCCATGTCAACGGTTTCGTCGTCCTGTGCAAGAAACTGTGCGCTCATTGTCATTCTCCTTGTTAAGTAGTTGGACTATAATGGGGACCACTTTCGTGGCTAGGCTTGTCAGTTCCCATTTAACCCCATTATAGGAAGGCTGTTACACCCTCGCCAATTGAGAACTAGACTACCGGAACAGCCGTGACTTCCGGCTTGGGTGCGCGATACTTGTGGTTAACGCGATTCACCAGACGGTTCTGGTAAGTATCGTTCTCCACAAAGATATCGAGTTCCCTACCTTCGGCAGACTTCAAGTCGAAGCGCGTCCCCGCCTTGACATCTACACCGAAAGCCTGCAAGAATCCAACAGCAAAACCAATAGCCTTGCTGTTGAAGTTCCAGTCCACCGGAGTTCCGGTAAACTCGGTGTCGCCCGTATCACCATTGAACTGGATAGTAGCTTCAACGGGATAGTTCGTGGATGGCCCCTTCTCAGAAGCCTTGGCAGGTGCCTCACCCACGCTGTTGATGATGACGCGATACCAAGCGGGGGTGATAATCTTCCCACGCTGCATGTCGCGTTCACTGAAACTGATAGTAGGCATAACTCTCCTAAGGTTTGTTGAAAGGTGTGACGTTGGTTGGAACAGGTGGTGGTGTAGGTGGTGTTGTTATACGCTCAATAGGTTTCTCCTTAGTCTGCTGTATGATAGCCGGAAGAATCCACTTTTCATACAACGGTTCATCATTGAAGTCGATTCGCTGTGGCAGGGGCAGGGATGTTCGGGCGTAGTCATTACCCATGTGACGAGTAAACAGGCCAAACTTGCTATCTCCTGTATCCTCTTTGAATCCCTTTGAGATGTTGAAGTGATACGCCTCTGTCACATACGAAGCAATCTTCGCAGATATTTGCGCTGCACCACTCACAATGATACGTGAATGATGCGTAGTGTTATCGCCCTCGTTGTCCTTACGCTGTCCTACAACGTGAGCGATTAGAACGACATGCACCTTATGGAACTTGTGAATGTCTTTCAACATTGCAATCAAGTCCTTAAAGGCACCTGACTCAGCATTAAATTCCTCTAGTCCTGATACAGAAATACCACCGATGGTCTTACCCTTTGAATCTCCACCGCCGGACTTCTTTATCTTACGGACCTGAGAAGTCATCGCATCTCCCATTGACGTAATGGAATCAACGATAATAGTTTTGAATGGACAGTTCACCTGAAGCTGTTCCAACTTGGCTTGAGGTTTCTGCCAATCAGTGTAGTCATCATAATGGATGTCCTTCATCTTAATTCCCCATCTCTTAGCAGGAAGATTCAGGGCTTCCATCTTTTGGTCTGTCGAAATCCAATACTGTGGCGTTGGATACGACAAGGCACACGTTGACTTACGAGTTCCGGGTTCACCTTTTAGCATGGTGAATAGCCCGTTTTCTAGGCTTGCTTGGTCTAGTGTTGGCACTACTTCCCTTTCACCATTGGTGACAGTCTAAGTTTTAGTTCCCGAAAGAAACTCAGCAATCGCAGCCACATGTTCAGCTTTCTCCTTCTTGTGGACTACACAAGTAGAACAGTGGGGTCTTAACAACGGCCTGTTACTTGAACCGTGGAGCGTTTGCTTTGTAATGAGCATCGGCTCACCACACTTGTTACACTCACACAGTTTCCCTTCTGCAAGTAAGATAGGAACATAGTGCGAGCACGTCGGTTTCATGCACTTGTATACAACGTAGGGTTGTCCGTCACGAGACAGATTCACCCTCTTGTATCGGTGCAAATGGTTAGCCGGTGCCTTCTTAGCCATTCCTTTTCCTCGTGTATAACTCCTTGCTAGCAATCGCGAGGAGAACATACACTGTGCTGGTAGTTCTGCCAGTAACCTTCATGACCTGAGTGAGTGTTACCTCATTGTTCAGCCATGCTTGCACTAGCTCTAACTGTTCCTCACTCACCTTGCACTCACGCATGGCAGTGGGAATCTCTTTCGCCTTCTCCAACAGTGACTGTTTAGCCATTAGTTATCTCCTTAGTCGTCGTCGTTAGTTGGATTCCATTCAGGCCCAACATAGAAGTTGAGCTTGATATTCTCCTCACGCATCTGTGGGTCAGACGAACACACATGCTCGTAGAAGTTACAGTTCCCATACTTCGTTTCACAGTTCGTGAAGTTGGGAGGCCAGTGTCCAGTCTCTGCATACATCAGCAGTAGCTTGGCATAATACGGTAGAGTTTCAGACTGCCGCTCAAACAATCGAGCAGCAGAGTATGGCACAGGATTACGTGTGAACTTCTCCTCAGGTTTCAACGAGGTCTGCCATCCAACCTTGTTGAGAATCATCTGACGAGTTTCCATTACGATGCACTGACCCATGAACTGATTGTTCATTGAGTTAGTAGGCCGACGCTGCTTCATCGTCTTGTGGTCAACAGGAAAGATACCCTGATTAGTGTCAACCACCCAATCAAGTTTCGCTTTCCACAATACGCGAATCTCATCGTCCTCGTAAAGAATCTTACCTTTGACTGTCTCTACTTCGAGAGGCACCCAATGGTCATTACGGTAGAACTGTGTGTATTGGTCACACGTATCGAGAACGTAGTGCCAACCAATCAGATAGCCCTCTGACTCCTTCGGTGTATTCTTAACACCGGGATAGTCATTAGCTCTGTGTCCACACAGTGGCTTAGGAATCTCTGGCGATGGCTTGAAGTCTGTGCATCCTTGACAGCCACCGATATACATCTCGGCTGCTGCCATGCCATACCCTATCGCAGCTTCACGCTTCACTCCGTTAATCATGCTGCCATAGAATACTTCAAGGAACTTATGGAGGATACTACCACACTCCATAGAATTCGATTTACCGCCGATGCCTTGCAACGACAGATTGAATCTGAAGTCTGCAAGTCTAGGACAAGACATTAGAGCAGTCAGGACAGTAGCGTCCAGAATGACATTCTTCTTGCCACCCTGAATTACTTCTACTACCCTGTCTATTCCACTGTCGTTGTCAATGCTCCGATTGTCGGTCATTGAACCCTCTTAGGCACTACTACGCTAAAGTGCTCATTAGTTACAGTTAGTTGATACCAGCCCTCGGGTAACTTACCCCCGGCGATATCGAATAGGTCTGGCGTAGACATTTCACCATCAGGGTATGAGACTACGAACCCATACCCTATGATAGCGCCGTGGTCATACACAATCAACTTGTGCATCACACCACATTTAATCGTGCTCCTTCGGCTCATGAATGCCCACCAGACTCTCGAACTCCTTGTTAGTCATAAGGTGGAATGTCACCTTAAGAAAGTCAGGAAGCTGCCACAATTTCAGCTTGAATTCTTCCAGACAATAGTGATGATGCGCCCACTTCTGAGCTTTGGTAATGCAGCCCTCACCCTCGAATACACGGACAGGCTTACCATCCTCGTGGATTACAGCAGCCATTACCATGTCAGTTCTCCACTTAGTCGCGGGGGTCGATGACGGTATCTTGTTCACCGAACATCTCCTTCCATTCATCAGGTGTGATACCAGTAATGAGAAACTCACGCTCCTCATTTGACAGATACTTGAACGCATCCTGCACAAACACGCAATTCACTAACCAGCGGTAGAAGGATGCCGAAAACTGTTCGAGTGTTGCCTCGATGATGATTAGCTTTGTCGTTCCTGCTAATCTGAGTTCGAGCCTACCACCTTCCAATTCGGTGATATTAAACTCCAACCCCTTCGGAGAGATTCTATAGATAGTCATCATCATTCTCCATTCCCTCTAACAGTAGAGGGTTACAGTGACAGCAGTGCCACACGTTCTCAAGCAGAATATGCTCGGCGAATGTGCAGCAGATGCGACAAAAGAAGTTACGACGCTTCTCATGAATGGGCGGTGTCATGCCAACGCACCTCAGCCATCTCACCATCCATGTAGAAGTAGCGCGATGCAATAGCAACTTCCTTACGCCCATCGAACTTCCTGTGTCCCCAATCCATTCGCACGATACGCGAATACTGGAATTGGATGAACTCTAGTGACGCCCACTTGCGAGGGTCAGCATTCTTCTCACGCCACATCTCAAGCGCGAGAGCAATATCTTTGTCCATAGTTACTCCTTCTCCGGAGCATCATTCGGATGGGTCTTGCGCCACTTTAGCGCAGCCAACCTATTAGCCTCAGCCATCTCACCAGTGAACTTATCTCTGGTGATTTCCAGATGCTCGTTGATACGCAACAGAGCACATGGGCCACAGATATCGTATGTGTATTCCCCGTTCAGAAATGCTGGACTGAGGAAAGACTCAGGATACTTCCATCCACAGTCACTACACCTTGGCACTGGGATGACTCCTGAGATAGTCAGTCAACTTCTGCATGGCCCACACCAGTGTCTCACTACGTGCGAGCATCAACTTTTTATCGAACTCGTCGCCAGTGTTAGCGAACTTGATGTAGTCCTGAATCTGTGTGTGATACTCCTCGAATATCTCATCCACAGCTTGCTGTGTTCCGTCACCATGATGAACGTGACACCTTACATCACCACGTTCATTCATCATCAACTCGAAAGCGAGGATACGCTCAATGACACGCTCTGTCCACTGGTCATTGGTCATATCGTGAGCACTGTAGAACTCGACAGTGAACTTCTGCATCTTCTTCGGCGCAATCTCACACATAGTCACCTCACAGTTGGGTGAGCCACACTATTGTGACCCACCCCTTGTTAGTTAGAAGCTAGCAACCGCCGTGATGTTAGTCGTCACGGTAACACCCTTCTTGACCTTCTTCTCACGATGCTTCTGCACAATCATTTCCGCAAGTTCCTTTGCAAAAGCACCCTCATTCCACACCGGCTGGGCCTCACCCTTATTCA